ACCAGGTCTTCATTTACCGTAACACGATCTTCGAAGAATATATTTTTATAAAAATAAGCCGCGCCGTCGTATTCCCAGAGAACCCTCGTGTCGCCGTCGCCTTGTCCGATTTGAAGTTGACCGGAATTACTGGCGTGAATAAACCAGTCCTCCCCGCCAGCAGTAAAATTCTCGAAATAAATAATCGGCGCGGCCGTGCTGTTCCATGCGCCGTTGCCGTAGAGGTGGAGCATCCTGTCGGGATCGGTATTGAGCCCGAGGCTTCCGTCAATTCGTTGATCCCCCACGAAAACATTATCCAGCCCGAGCATTGCGAAAGTATCGTTCGCGTCCAGAGCGGGGATCGTTGCACTGTAATTTGTGCCCTGATCCGCAATATCGACGGTGATGTAATTCCCCGCCGAATCCTGAATCATCAGGTCCCCGGCGTTCTGGATTTTCGTCTGCCCCGTGAACGTGTTGTCACCCGTGAACGCATTGTCAATCGCAAGAAGCGCGGCGGTGTCGTTCCCCCCGGGGTCAGGGATTGTGACCGCCCATTCCCCGGCCGGTTCGCTGCCCGGGGGTGCGATGCTGACCTTGTTTGACCATCCCGGCTTCAGGATGTCGAAGGACATGGCCACGATCTGGAGGCCGCCCGAGAACAGGCAGAACCCGGCGAAGTCCTGCGGGGTGCCGGTGGTGCCCTGCTCGAGTAGCGCCGGGGTCAGGGTGGACCCGCCCGCCTCCGTGGTCTCGGGGAAGTCCACATAATAACTCTTCGTGAACCCCGACGCCGAGCGCACCGTCGCGCCGTATGCCGTGCTCGGGCTTGCAATCTCGATGTCCACTACCTTGGTGAGCCCGTATGTGGACTGGAAATCGAAGTCCCCGTCGATGGTGGCCGCACCGATGGTCTTGTTGGTTAGCGTCTGGGTGTCCGTGGTTCCGATAATGTCGCCGGTCGGGAGGCTCTTCCCGCTGTCCTGCACAACCTCGCCCGTGGTGTCCGCAAAGGTCGGCAGGTTTCCGCTTGTCGATGACGCCGGGCCGGTAACATCACCCCGAGGCGGACGACTATAAGTTGTCGTGCAGGCCACTACAGACAGCGTTTCATCGGTGGTGTCTGTCCGCGTCAGGGTGATTTTGAATTTCAGATACCGCCCGTAATAAACGCCCGTCTCGTGGGTCTTGTACGTGCCCGGCACTTCATCCGTCGTATAGACCGTGCTCTCAAGCGTCCAGTCCTGCGTCGGGTTGTAGATGTCATTACAGTGGATGTCCATCGCCTGGGCGGTTGGGTTGCTGAACGAGCGGTAGTTCAGCGTGTGGTACGTGTCCGACAAGTCCTGAAGCGTTTGGCCCGACATGGAGGACACCGCTTGGCCCGCAAACGTCATCAGCGCATTGGTGCCCAGAACGTGAATCAGAATCCCGACCCGCCAGTAGCCGAGGGACCCCATGTCTATCTGCGAGGTCTCATAAGTGCCCTCGGTTTCGCCGGCAGAAAGAACAAGCGACGTGCCGCTTTTTTCCGTATTCGATTTCGACTCCGCCCACCCGCCGCCCTCGGTAGTCTCGTCCCGGCTTGTCTCGTCCCGGTGGTCGGCCGGTGTGGACATGGTCACGGCCACGCTTTGGGACTTCGTCAACTGCCCGTTCTCGAGGCGACCCCGGATGAAATAGGTTTCGGTCCCCGGCACCCAGTTCACCACCTTGATCGGCGTCCCGCTATCCGGGCAGGAGAAACAGCCGACCGGCCTGCCATGAGTCCACGAGTGGTCCGCGTGGTTGGCCTTGATGACGTAGTGCTTTATCTCGCCACGGACGTTCGCCGTGTTGTCGTCCGGGTCCGTGAAGTTCCGGATGGCGTCGATGTCGATGATTGCGTAGTCGGTTGCCGCTGGCATTAGAACACCGCCGAAGAAACTTGCGCCTTGCGCATTGGGTCCATGGGCCGCTGAACGTAGATGTGTTTTTTGTTCGCCTCGCCGGACGCCGGGTTGGCATGTGAACCGCTGCCGGGCGCGACGGTCACAACGGCGACCTGGTAGAGTTGGTCCTCCACGACGTTCTCAATCTCAAAGGACGCATTCTCCGTGTCGCCCATCTTTGTGAATCGGTCGTTGTATTCGGTCCCCACCGGCCGCGCCCACACCTGGCAGCGGTACGCAAACGGCCAGACCGCCTTCGTCCACGTTGCCAGCACCCGGGCCTTGCCCCGGACGCCGTATTGCTCGAAGCGTAGCGCCAAGTCCTTCACCCTCGGTGGTATCGTGTACGGGCTCCGCTCCGGCACCGTCGGCACCGGGTCCTCGTGCCCCGGGTAATCGTCATACACTCTTGCGTCATACTGGACGCCCTTCAGGTGGACCCGGAAGTCCTGCCCGATTTCCATCGAGACCACCTTGGCCTTGCGGGTGGCCCGGCTCGTGGTGGACCGGACAGGCCCGGCCGACCAGTGCCATCCCTCTTGCGGGGTCGAGGTCCAGGACGGGGTGATGTCGATGGTGTCCCCGGCCGCGTAGGTGCCCGGGCTCTCGAGGATGGTCCTCGTCTGAATCGCGTCCGACATGGTCCCGTCGTCTACGCGGATTTCCCACTCGTCGCCCGACGTGTCGATGGTGATGTCGCGGTCCAGGACGACACTGTTCACGCCGGCCGCGTTCTCTTTCAGGCGGCCGCCGACCGTCTCCCACAGGTCCGACGCCAGCTCCACCACCTGCCCGGGTTGACAGCCGACCGCGCCGATGAAGGAATCCCACTCGGAAATCCAGCCGATACGCTTGGCCTGGTTGAGAAGGTATTTCGCCTCCCTGCGTGCCCGCGCCGGCTTCGTGATTCCCGTCCGGTCCACGACCTCTTCAATCTCCGGCGTGCCCGTGACGTGGATGGATGGGTCAGCAACGGTGGCGTAGTCCTCGGCATAGTCCAGGTCCTCATTGAAGAACCGGACCGTTACTTTGTTCGGGCGCTTTTCCTTGCCGATGAACTGGGTCCGGAACGAGCCGACGCCGGTATTGGCCGGGTTGAACTCCATGACCGAATCACAGGCCACATCCGGCACGGGCACGAGCTTGTTGCCGTAGTCCACCAGCTTGGTACGGCTGCACGCCGCAATCTGCGCCAGGTGGTCTCTGAGGGGCCTCGGCTGATCGATGGTGTAGCCGATCTCCCACCGCTTCATCAGTGAGCCCTGGCCATCCTTAATCATGACGTCGTTACCGTCAGCCCAGGCCTTCCACTCGGTCAGGTCCACATTGTTGAGCTTGTACCAACGGCCGCCGCCATATCGGCGGTTGAGGTAGAGGTCCAAGCAACACCAGGCGGGGTTGGTCGAGTACTGGTCAGACCACCCCATGTCCGGGTCGTAGACTTTGACGATCTTGCCCTGAACTAAGGTCGTGATATTGTCCACCGCGCCCTGCGAGGTTCCCACATCTAGGTCGGTCTGAAGAAGGGCGACGTGGGGGTAAGATTGGGCCTGTTCGTCGTTGTATTCCTTGATGGATTTCCACTTCACCTCTTGCGCACCGGAGACGATTGGCGTGATTCGCTTGACTTCGATGTCCAGCGCGTTGCCGCGCGCGATTGGGTTCTGTGAGTTCTTCTCGGTCGGCAGGTCAACGCGGTAGGTGTTGGCGGTTGGGCCGAGTTCGAGAAGAGATTCCGAGGCTCTGAACTTTCCCGCCCATGCTTCCTCGCCCGTAACGCGGTAACGGAATTCAAGCGTAAGGGCTGCGTGCCTTCTCTTGCCCTCCGAGCATACGCGGTAAAAGCCCCGAGGGAAGGAAACCACGATGCCGAACCCGTCCACCTCACCGGATGTCGAGTATTCAATCTCCCTGTCATGCGGCAGGCCCATGTCAACCGGGGTCTCTATCGTAATATCAGACGACCCGGGTAGTGCCTCTTGGTGCTTCTCGCCCCGCCGCACCGATACATACCCGTCGGCGGTAAACGCCTCAATTGCCGAGCCGTTGATTTTAATTTCGCCGGCGCCCTGTAGGTACTTCTCGGGCTCCCCAGTAATCTCTGCAATGGCGAAACCTTTGTATAGAAAGGACCATTCCGCGCCGTCGTAATACATGATGTTCGATTGCCAACTCGGTGAGCTCGCGTATGAGAGGCCCACATAGTTCGACGTGCTGAAGTCCCAGTCGCCCTCAATAACAATCCAGTAGTAATGAGGCGTTGGGGCGAGCTCCAGGGCAGAATCGAGTTCGAACAGGAAGTCTTTCCATCCGGTAACGGGAATATGGTCCGTCTCGAACTCTATGGGCTCGATAAGGTTTGTCCCCGATGGCACACCATAATACCAGTTCGAGTCCGCCGCCTGAACGGTTACCGTTATCACCTTGCCGCTTGTGATGGTGCCGAATTTCTTCAGCCGCAGCCGGACCTGGTCTATGAACGCGGAGTGCTCGCCGTTGACGACAGCATGAATCGCGACCTTCTGGACATCCCTCCAGAGCCCGCCGGCGTTACCCGGACCCTTGATCGCCTGCGTGCAACAGTGCGTCCGGCCGAGGCCGTTGTATACGAGCCACCGGCTTCCGTCGATGCCGAACCAAAGTGAGTTTTGGTCTGTCGTCATGCCGCCAACAGAATAGACAGGCCCCTCACAGAGCCCCTGGACGATGTTTGTCCGGGAGCCGCCGATGGATGCGGTATAGCTACCTCGGTTTGTGCTGCTCCCCGCCGAATGGCCGGTCGTGCTTCGGATGATGTTCCCACCCAGCCGGCCCTTGCCGTAGTGGATGGGGAGAACCGCGCCGTTGATTTGGGTGGTGCGAACGCCGCCGGCGCCATACGTCGGAGACTCGGGGATGTCGGGGAGTTTCGGCTGGTCCACCAGGAGGGATGAGAGGTACGAGAGGCCGAGAGAAATAGTCAGGTCGATGGCGATGGCGGTAATAGTACCGAGCGTCGTCAAGGTCGTGATTGCTACACCGGCCGCCGTCATAGATGACGTTGCGAACGCCGCGCCGAAACTAGCGGCAATCAGCGCACCAAGGCCACCGGGCACCGCGAGGATCTGGATATGGTCGCCGGCACCCACCGGCCTCGAGCCCCACCGCTCCCGGGCGATGACGTGGCCGTTTTGCCTGATAACGGTGTTGTCGTCCACGGTCACCGTGTCGGGGATATAGCGGCTTAAAACGCCCGACATGTAGGGCCAAGAATACTCCTCGACCTCGTCGAAGCGGAGCGGGTTCCGTGTTACGGAAATCTTGACGGGTTTTCGTGCCACCTCAATCATCCCCGCTTCCCCGTGTATCGGTACACCCGCGTATCAGGTCTTCTGAGCACCTGGACCAGCTTTGTCCGGATGACCCCAGTGCGCTCGCCGGAGTGCAGGCAGTGGGTCGCACTGACCACAACGGCTGCATGGTTTGTTTGCTGCCTTGCGTCAAAGAACAGCACAACATCTCCAACGCTTGCGTCCTTCGGTTGAATCTCGTCGAAATGACTCCGGTATGCCACAAGTGCCCGGTCGAGAACTTCCCGCGTCCCCTCTTCGTCCTGAATCTGCTTGACAAGGTCAGGGAGGTCCCACCCAAGAAAGCGATAGGCAAGCAGAACAAGACCCCAACAGCAAAGGCCATCCAGGCCACGGCCCTGATACTTGTACGGAACGCCGAGGAGACGGTCTGCATAGTCATTGAGGTCTTTCAATTTCGCGGTAATGGGATACTCCGGAAACTGCCGTTCATGCCCGGGAGGGTAACCTTGACGCCGGCCGCCAGTTGCTCCGCGCCACGCTTGACGCATTCCTTCCACGTCCGGTCGCAAGAATGCTGGAGAGCGCCGGGACGGGTTCGGTCGTAGGGACAAACACAATCCTTCCGGTTATCAGAACTTGGGTCGTTCTCTTCGTGCCTGCAGTACGCGCGTTGAAAACGGTTGAAAGGAACGTCCCGCGAGTACGCCCCGGCCTCCCCGAGTGTCCAGGCGATTGCCATGGAATCTATCGTGGCATCGGTCACCTCGAAGCGACCGGAGATATAGGGCGCCGCGTCCAGGTTGTCCGCGTGGATGAGCTGGTAGTTCACCACGCAATCGACCATCCCGGTGTTGTCATCCATCCACGTCGATAGGTCCTGGTTGTTGTTCGCCACGGCCATATGCGTGGTGCGGATTTCGTCTTCAGTCGAATGCGAAATCTGGTCAAAGTAGACGTTGGCCGCCTCGTAGTACTCGCCGTTGTAGGTGTAGGTTACATCCTGTGTGTAACAGGCAACCCGTATGGCGTTGCTGCTGTCAACGAACACCTCGAAGGTCCAGACCCATGGACCGGTGTTGTTGAGCTTATTTTTCTCCGTGAGGAGTGCGGCAGGGATGGTCACAGCGTCTCCTCCAGTTCCACATCAAACGCCCACACGCCAGCGTCAATCTTGCGGTAGGGCTCCGTCTCGCTTAATACCGCCACGGATACCGTCGTCCCGGTGTCGTATGGCAGCGTGAACAGGAACGGCGTACCGTCCGCCTCGCGTGCGTTGATGAACGTCCGGATAGTGTCGAGGTCCGTCTTGTCGCGGGCCTTGAAGGACAACTTGAAATAGCGTCTCCCGTCCGGGAACTTCGAGACGGCTATCCGGTGCCCGAGTTGCGTCCGAAATTCCGACGTCTGGAACACCTTTGATTCGTGATACTCGAAGTCCGGCGTGTCGGGCATCGTCAGGGACGCCGTGCCCTCGCCGCTCATGTCCACGTTGGACCGGCTGAGAAGTTCCTCCTGCTCCTCCCGGTACATCGGCTCGCCGTAGACCGAGGCGAAGATGGTCGGATAGTTCCCCTTCGCCGAATCATACGTGTCGTAATTGACGAACTTGAGAATCTGGTCGGCCTCCGCGCCGGACGGCCATCGATACATCCACCCGACCGAGCCCTGATACAGCTGGTTCGGCTTGTGGTCCCGGACGCACGGGTGGTGGTCCGTCAGGACGCAGGTATCTTGGATGTCGCCCGCGCTCGAGGACGTGAAATGGTGGTAGTAGACCGTCTCCGAGCCGAGCCCCCGGAAAATCCGGTAGTGCATGACCTCGGCCCGGCCGCCCGTCTCGTGGTCCATCGGTGCCCACGCGAACACCGAGCCGCGCTTGTCGTACTGGAGGGACGCGCCCGGGTAATGGTGGTCATCGTTCCCGTCATCCAACCTCGTCACGCTCCACGAGCCGTCCGACTGGAACTCCGAGAGGTAGAGGTAGTGGGTGCCCGAGACGTTCCGGCGATACAGGACTGCCGGGTAATCATAGCCAGGCATGATCGCAAGGGCCTCGATTGAGGAAACCGTGTGGCCTGCGGTGGATGCCTGGTCCCGGGCCGTCCAGGTGGGCAGCCATTCATCGCCCGTCCGCTCGCGCACATATACCTTGTCGTCGGCGCTATCCAGGATGGCCGCGTAGCACCGGCCACCTGGCGTGAACGCCACCTTGCAGTCGGTCGGAGTGCCGGTGCTATCGCAGGTCTCGTCCCCGGATATTTCGATGTCCGTGTAATACACCGTGCCGGACACGTTGAAGAGAGCCGCAATGTTCCACCAGCCGACCGTGTTGTTGGTGGAATCCATGGCGAACGAGATCGCCGTGGGGCTGGTGAGGTTGGTAGATAAGCGTTCCATCATGACCCAGCGCCGGGCGGCGCTATCCCGCATCAGGATATGTGGCGTTGCCGTTCCATCGTAGGCCGATATGCCGAGCCAGATTCGATTGGCCGGGTCCACGAAGAGATGTGGATCCGTTCCGCCCGCGCCCGTGACGTAGCCGATGGACTGGGACCACGATTCGGCCGTCCAGGTCAGGCCGTCATCGACGGAATACTCGGCCTTGGTGAGGGTGTTCGGCTGGTCGTAGTAGACGACATACAGCATCCCATCGAGGTCCCGGACGCCGGAGAGGTAGTTCGCTCCCCCCGTCAGCGATGCCTGGACTTCGATTTCCTTGTAGGTCATCGGCGCACCCCCGCGACCTGGCGGCGAGAGCGGCCGGAGCCGCCCATCTTCTGGTTCCACCAGGCGTCCAGGCGCTTTTTGTCCTCCGCGAGCGCACGGGATACGCCGGTCGCGTCCATGGCGTGGATGGTCGGGGAGTAGACAAAGGTGTCGCCGCCCCCACCGCTCGCCTCGACGCCCAGACGGCCGCCTGGGCCGCGCTTCAGCGGCATGATGGCCTCGGGGCCGGTCTCGCCAAAGAGCGCCATAGGGGCTACCGTGGGCCGCGTGACGACGCCCCCGGAGGCGAACGGGACCACCTCGCCACGAGAGAAGACGTTGCCCTTGGCTGATGGTGCCATAGGAACGTACGGATGCGATTGGGGGCCGGTGAAGCCGGGAACGCCCTTGAGGATGGACGGGTCCGGGCCTTTTGCTGCCGTCGAAAACGCCCCCCCTATCAACTTCAGCAACCCCATCGCCGCAGCCTGCGCCGCAATCTGGTTGAGCGAGTTCAAGAAGTTCAGCGCGAACTCGCGGATTAACTCATTGAGCCGCTTCATTCGACCCTCGACCGGGTCGAAGAATTGAATCTGGAATGCTTGGCCGATTGCGTATGCGGTGCCCTCACCTGCGGCAGTGAGTTGGTCGAAGTCTCTGTAGACGGACTTGAATCCTTCGGCGAAGCCTGTGGGTTGCACGTGATCGGGTTGGGTGAAGCCGGACGGTTGGTCCCATGATGCGCCGTCTGTTCCGGGGGTCTTGGGTTTGGGCGACTTTGACCCCGCCTCCTTGAGTTGGTTGCGCAGCTCTATCAGCTTCGTGAGGTTGTCTAACTCTTCCTTGGAATACTCGAGCCCCTCTTTCTGGTTCTTTAACTTGAACTTCTCGATTTCGGCGGCGGCAATTCCCTTTTCGTTGAGGACGTCGAGGAGGTGAATTTCTTCCTTTAGGCCAGCGACGTATTTATCGAGGCCGTCCTTCATGCGGCCCATCGCCTCGACGAGATGGCCCATGGGGTCTTCCGGACCCTTGCCCATTTTGTCGAATGCGTCTTTCGCCTTATTCGCGTCTTCCGCAGCCTTCTTCAGCTCCTCCCGCATTTTGTGGAAAGCCAGAATCACCCTCTTGTCTATCAAGACGGTGTTTTGGAGTTCGGCCACAAACCGAGAGAGAGCCTCCTCTGCGTCGCCCGCACTCGAGGCCCACATATAGAACTCTTTGCCGTGTCTCTTGAGTAGCGGCGAAAGGTCCTCCTTGAGTTGCTGGAACGCGGCGGGCGGGACACCGACGCCGCTGAATAACTCGTTTAACCACTCCGCAGTAAACGCCCGACCCTCGGGCACCATGCGGCCAAGCGCGGTCTTGAGCCGCATCGATGCTTGCTTGGCGAGTTGTTCAATATCGTGCGGACGGACAAGGGTGAAGTACTGTCCGCCGACCCCGGCCTGGAATAGTTCCCCGAGGTCAATCCCCTCGCGCCCGATCTTGTCCTTGAACTCCTTGACCATCCGGTCTATCGCGCTGACCTGCTGGTTCAGGACGTTTACGACCGCAAGCCCCTGCGCCTTACCGCTCACCTTGAGCGCCTCGTTGTATTTCTCTTGCGCTTGCGCCAGCGTTTCGATGCTGCCCTGTAGCGAGAGGTTCATTGCGTCCTGGCGCTCTATGGCGTCAGCAGCAGAATCGGCCTCGAAAGAAAGGTAGGTATAGGCCGCAGCCAACCCACCAACGGCGCGGACGAGTGCGGTAACGGGGCTCACGGACAGGACCGAGTTCATCGTTGCCAAGGCGGTCGCAGTCTTGAGGATGCTTGACGCCAATCCCGCAGCGGCGAATGCGGCAGCGCCAACAGCAAGCGCCTTGACGGCGGCTGCGAGCCGGACTGATTCCTTACTTGCCCCCGAAACCGCACCCGGGAGATTCATCAAGACCCGCAGGGCCTCGGTAGTTGTGTCTGTCATGGACCGGAGAGCACCGCCCATGCCGTCGTCACCCATGGACAGATAGAGTTCCTCTATCGTTGACCGAAGGGTTTTGAACGCGCCGGCTAGGGTATCCTGCATCATCTCCGCCATGCGTTCCGCTTCGCCGCGTGCTACTTCATTCGCCTCGGTTAATTCTTTGACCTTGTCAATGTTCTGCGTCAGCGTCAGCGCCGCCGCCACGTTGCGCCTGCCGAAGATGGCTACCGCCGCCTGCGCCGCTTCGGTCTTGGTGCTCAGGCTGTCGAGGCCCTGGCCGAGCTTCTGGAAGGTGGTATAGATGGTATTCGTTGCTGGCTCGATGTCCAAGATGGTCAGACCCATCTTGTCCAGCGCCGCAAGCGCGTCATCGGTCGGCTTGAGGATAGCCGCGAACATGCCGCGCAGGTTGGTCCCGGCAAGGGTCGCCTGAATACCCGCGTCCCCAAGGGTGCCGATGGCTGCCGCCGTCTCCTCGACCGACCGGCCGAGAGCGCCCGCAACGGGGCCAGCCATCTTCAGCGCCTCGGCCAGTTGAAGCACGGAGGTATTCGACGAGTTGCTCGTGTTGAGGAGGGTATCGACCACCCGCTCCGTCTCGGACGCCGCAAGGCCGAACTGGGTGACGATGTTCGAGGCGTAGTCCGCCGCCTGACCGAGTTCGAGAGCACCCGCCGTGGCAAGGTTCAGGGTCGCCCCGACCGCGTCAAGGGATTGCTGCGTATCGAAACCGGCCCGGGCAAGGAACAGGAGCCCTTCACCGGCCGCCTGCGCCGTGTGCTCCGTGGTCGCCCCGAGGTCCCGCGCCCGTTTCGTCAACGCCGCGAACTCGTCGCCAGTCGCCCCGGTAACGCCCCTGACGGTGGCCATGGTGCGTTCAAACCCGGAGATGGTCTGAACCATATCCCGAAGGACAAGCGCCCCCGAGACGCCCACGAACAGGCCGCCAAGGGTGCGCTTGAGCCTCTGCGCTGTACGGTCCATCGCCACCATGCGCTTGTTCATGGTGCCGACGCCGCGTGTGGACTTATCCACGTTGCGGTTGAACTGCTGGAATCCGCGTGCGCTTCGATCTTTCAGATCGATATACGCCTCAAGTGCTCCCCGTTTAGCCATTGTCTCCGTCCACTTTGGCCTGTAGGCTTGCCATCTCTCCCGAGATGAACTCAATCGCCCGCATCAATTTCCGGGGCTGGTCGTTTATCCCTCC